AGTTATTATACTAATAGTGTGTGGATGACATTTCCAGGAGTTTCTGGTATTGCCATTAATAAATCTACTAATCATGCTATGACTGTCACAAATCAAAATATAAGTTATAATTATAGTTCTGCTGTTACAGGTCCAAAAATAATGGATATACCATGGGCTAGTTCTTTACAGGCTGGTAATTATTGGATGGCGTTAGGTCAATCATATACAACAAATACTAACGTTGCAGCTGCAACTAGATTATTATCTGTAACTGCTGGATTATCATTTATTGTGGTTAGTCAACCTAATAATCCTTATGGACCAATTGGTGTAGCTACAGCGGTTAGTTCTGGTATAACAATTGCTGGTGGTTTATGGACTACTAATGTGCAAGGTACAACTGCATCGATAGCAATGAATGCTATATCTTCAAGTGGATCACATAATAGACCTTATTTTCAATTATGGAGAAAAGCGTAAAATGAAAGTTTTTGATATTGTAAATGGGGAAGTAGTAATCGATCCAGGTAGGTTAATAGTCCCAGAGTTTAAAAAATTGTGGCAGCGTGATAAATCTAAGGATAAACGTAATGCTACTAAGGAAATTGCATATATTATATTTTTGTATGATTTGTCTGCAGATAATCCTTATAGAGGCTATACTGAATTTGAGAGAGATCCTGTACTTAAAAAAGATTTGTTTGGTAGTTTGAATTGGGAACCAGATGAGGACGTAGGTAATGCTATTGAAAAGTTTAAAAAGTTGATGGAGACTACTAATACTAGGGTTTTGTTAGGTGCAAAGAAGGCAGCTGAGGAATTAGCTAAATGGTTTGAGCAGATAGATTTTAGTTTAATAGATAAGTATGGTAAACCTGTGTTTTCTGCTAGGGAATTGTCTAGTAATTTGAAGGAGGTAGGTAACATTGTTAAATCTCTTAGTCAATTAGAGGAGATGGTTAGACAGGAACAATTGGAGAAAACTACTACTAGGGGTGGTACAGATATAGGTATGTATGAAATACCAATGAGAGATTCTGATTATGGCGTATAAGATTGTTGTCAAATATACTGAAAATGTTGATAAATTTAGGCAAGCTGCTATAACTCATCAAATTAATGGTAGGTATACTAATATACCTAAAGGTACTACTGAGTATCGTAAGTTTTGGGATGAAGAATATAGGCGATCTTTATTTGGTTATCAAAGTGATGATGGTGATTATATATCTGGGTATTTTTATTTTTATTTAAATTATTGTCCTATATTGCGCAGTGTTAAACAATATACTAAAATGCCGGATGGTAAGACTAGGGAATGGATTAAACGAATAAGGGAGTTTGCATCATTTTATGATTATGATAGGACATATTTTGATACTATTGATGAAGCAGAGAGAATAGGTAAACATTTAGTTGTTATTAAAAAGAGGCAGGCTGGGTACAGTTATAAGGGTGCTTCTATGATGTGTCGTAATTTTTATTTAATTCCTAATTCTAAATCATATGCTATAGCTGCAGAGAATGAGTTTCTTATAAAAGATGGGTTACTTACCAAGGCTTGGGACATGATGGATTGGGTAAATCAAGAAACTCCATGGTCTAAGAAGTGTCAAAAGATTGATCAAAAAATGCATAAACGTGCGTCTATAGTAGTTAATAAAGACGGTGTACAAACTGAGATAGGTTATAAATCTGAGATTATTGGTGTTAGTTTAAAGAATGATCCTCAAAAAGCTAGGGGTAAAAAGGCTAAACTTATATTGTGGGAGGAAGGTGGTAAGTTCCCAAATCTAAAAACGGCATGGCAAATAGCTAGACCTTCTGTTGAAGATTCTGGAGTAGCAGTAGGTTTAATGATAGCATATGGTACTGGTGGGGCAGAAGATGCTGATTACACTGGACTTAAAGATTTATTTTATGAACCCATTGCTTACAATGCTTTACCTATAGATAATTGTTGGGATGAAGAAAGTTACGGTTCTGAAAGTGGATTTTTTGTACCAGAGTATTATAATATGTATGGTGCATATTATGGTGATGATCAATTATTACAAGGTCAATTATTTATGGATGAGAATGGTAATTCAAATATACCATTAGCTAAGAAATATTCAACAGAAGAACGTAAGAAAGTTTCAGATAATGCTAGCGATAGAGCTTCAATAGATAGGTATATTTGTGAACATCCTTTTACTCCTGCTGAAGCAACCTTAAATATAAAAGGTAATATTTTTCCAAAAGCAGACCTTATAAGACATTTAGCTAATATACGTAATTCTAAGAAATTGAAAGATTTTAAACAAGTTGGTATATTAGTTACTGATAAGGATGGTAGACTCAAGTGGGAAATAAATGCTGCATTAAAAGATTTAAATAGATATAGACTTGATGTAGATCAAAGTAGAACAGGAGCTGTAGTTATATGGGAACATCCGGTTGATGATCCTCCTTATGGTTTATATATAGCAGGATGTGATCCATATGATCATGATCACTCAACTACTAATTCTTTAGGGTCGTGCATAATATATAAGCGTTTCCAGAATTTCGAGTCATATTATGATCTACCAGTTGCTGAATATACTGGTAGACCCGATACTGCTGAGGAGTTTTATGAGACAGTTCGTAGGTTAATTAAGTATTATAATGCTAAATTACTCTATGAAAATGAGAAAAAAGGTCTTTATGTATATTTTACTCAACAACATGAGGAGTATTTATTAGCGGATCAACCAGACATAATCAATGATATTTTGCAGAATACTACTAAGGTATCTCGTAGGAAAGGTATACATATGAATAAAGAGATTAAATTATGGGGAGAAAGAGTTATACGAGATTGGCTTAATGAAGAGTATGCTCCAGGGTATAAGAATTTAAATAAGTTGTTTTCAGAAGCTCTGTTAGAGGAGTTGATATCTTATAATGAGGATGGTAACTTTGACAGAGTAATGGCATTTATGATGATAATGATTTATAAGGAAGAGTTACATCATGTACATGTACAGAGCAAAAAGGACTATGATAAGTCTAGGTGGTTATTTTCTGAGCCACTATTTAAAGGTTTGGAAAAAATAGGGTGGATTTAAAAATAAGAATATGAGTTATAGTAGTAATACTTTTCCGGTACAGAAAATACCATTAAGGGAAAAAACAGAGGAATGGAATAAGCAATGTGTTGATTCTATTATTGCCAAAACCTCTGATGGTCAAATTATAGATGGGTCTGGTCGTAAGGATAGAATGAGGATAGCTTACGATTTATATAATAGTAATTTTAATGAAAAGGACTTTAAACATATTACAGATCCGTATAATGTAGGAGATACTTTTCCATCTAAAATGCAGAATCATAATATTGTTAGACCTAAAATTGATTTACTTATTGGTGAAGAAAGTAAAAGGGCATTTACTTTTAAGGTTATACAAACTAATGATGAGGCAGTAAGTGGTATGCAAATTGAATATAAACAAATGATATTACAATATTTAATTGATACACTTAATACTGAGGTTCAAGATGATGAATATTTAGCAGATCTTCAAAGATATATGAAATTTAGTTATAAGAATATAGCTGAAGAAACTGCTTATAATGCTTTGAATTATCTTAAGGAAAAGTTAAATATTACTAATGAGTTTTTAAAGGGTTGGAAAGATGCCCTTATAGCAGGAGAAGAAATATATTATACTGGTATACTTAATGGTGAACCTGTTTTTGAACGGGTAAATCCTTTATATTCTGATTATGATAGGAGTCAGGAAGTAGAGTTTATTGATCAATCTACTTGGTTTAAGCGTCTTATGTATATGTCTCCATCGGCTATTTATGATAGGTGGTATAATAAATTGGAGGAGAAAGATTTAGATAAGATACTTGAAATGACTCAAGGAAATAGTAGGGGGATGAAATCAAGTGGCCAAGGAGGTATCGTCTGGAATACTACGTTAACCAGTGGTATGTTAAATAATGAAGAAATTGAGGATGCATTAGAGGTACATCATGTTGTTTGGGTTTCATATAAGAAAATTGGTTTTGTTACTACTCCCGAAGGTGAAATGACAATGGTCGATGAATCATATGATGTAGATCCGGATGAACAGATAGAATGGGAATGGATTACTGAAAATCGTGAAGGTTATAGAGTTGGTCCGGATATTTATTTTGGTATGCAACCTATAGAATTTCAGCACCAATCAGTGGAAAGTTTATATAATAATAAGATTCCATTTACAGGTGCAGTATATAGTAATACTAACTCTAGGGGTAAATCATTATTGGAGATAATGAAACCTTTGCAGTATATGTTTCTTGTGTTGTGGTATAGGGTGGATATAGCATTGGCGAGAGATAAAGGTAAGGCTTTAGTTATGGATATTACTCAAATACCAAAATCAATGGGTGTTACTACTGAAAAATTTTTACATTATTTATCTTCATTGGGTGTTGTGTTTTTTAATCCATACGAAGAAGGTTGGGATATACCTGGTAGGGAGGGTGGTAAACCATCGTCATTTAATCAATTTTCATCTGTAGACTTAAGTATGTCTAATGTTATTACTGGGTATATTCAGTTAATGGCTAAGGTTGAGGATATGATTGGTGAGATATCTGGAGTATCTAGGCAACGGCAAGGACAGATTCAAAAGGATGAATTAGTGGGTAATGTACAGCAAACTATAGTACAGTCTTCACATATTACAGAACCTTTATTTTGGAAACATAATCAAGTTAAACGTAGGTGTCTTAATATGTTATTAGACACAGCTAAATATGCATGGGGTAATTCAAATAAGAAAACATTACATTTTGTATTACCAGATATGTCTAGGATATTTAGTGAAGTTACTAAAGACTTTTTGTATGCCGATTTAGACGTATTTGTACTTGATTCTACCAAAGAAACTCAGGATATTGAAAGGCTTAAGACATTGTTACCGTATGCTGCACAGAATGGGGCTACATTACTTGAAGCTGCAGAGGTTGCAACTGGAGATAATATTATTAGGATGAAACGTCAATTAGCTGAAATTGATGAACGTAAAATTAAACAACAAGAGGATATGGCTAAGCGTGAACAGGAAACTCAGATGCAGATACAACAGATGATGGCAGATCAAAAAGCTGAGGATAATAGAATACGTGAGGAAGATTCTATACGTAGGGCAGAAACAGCAATTGATGTTGCCCTTATTAATTCTGAGGCTAAGGATGATGGTATGGCTGGTAATGATATGGACACTGATGATAATGGTGTTAAAGATCAAATTGATATGATGAAGTTACAGTTGCAGAGAGATAAGCAACGAATTGATGCTAAAAATGAAGATAGACAATTGGCTGAAGAGGCTCGTAGTAATAAAGTAGCCGAACAGCAGAGGGAGAAGGAGATTGCAATTAAACGTAAAGTTGCGAATAAGCCAACTCCTAGACCAACAATAAGTAAAAAATAAATAAAAATGGTTGATAAAACTAAGAAACCATTGCCAGGGTTAGATGTATTTGCTGATTTTATAATCGGTGATAAGGACACGGTACCTACTATAACTAAAGGTGATGTAGATAGAGATTCTTTCCAGGATATAGATCCTGATGATTTAAAGAAGAAACTTGATGGTGATAAGGTTGATGATATTAAGAAACCAGATGAACCCGTTAAGAAAACTGATGATACTAAAAAGGTAGATGATACTAAGAAAGTAGATGAACCAGTAATAGATAATGTTAAGAGTGATGAGGATAAAGAATATGAATCTGAAATTAGTTCATTTTTTGCTGGTGAATTGGTAAAGAAACTTGGTGTTGATACAGATGTTGATGGTTTAAAGTTCGATAATATTGACGATGTTATAGAACTTATGAGTGAAATAGTTAATGAAAATTCTAAACCTACTTATGCTTCGGATGAAGTTGAAAAGTATGATGAATTTGTTAGGAATGGCGGAAACTTGAAAGATTTTTATAAAGAGGTGTATTCAGGTAAGTTAGATCCAGCGTCATTGGATCTTGAAAAAGAATACGATCAAAGGGCTGTTATACGTGAGAATTTATTAAATCAAGGATATAAAGAAGATAAGATTAAGAAAATGATTGGTAGATATGAGGAATCTGAAACTCTTAAAGAGGAAGCTGAAGATGCTTTAGATTTACTTAAAGAATACAATCAAAAAAAGCAAGATTCGCTATTAGAGGAACAAAGAAAAAATGCGGAATTGATTCGTAGACAGCAACAAAAGTTTTATGAGAACGTTAACTCAAGTATAAAAACCATATCAAACTTTAGAGGTTTCCCAATTTCAGAAAAGGAAAAACGTGAACTATTACAGTATGCATTCGTTCCAGATGAAGATGGTATGACTAAATACCAAAAAGATTTGAGATCGGATGTATATAACATATTAGAATCGGCTTTCTTTGCTAAGAATAGAGATAAAGTAAAAGCCGACAACGTTGGTAATAAGGGAGACACAGACGCCTACAAGACTCTGCGAGACAAACTTAAGGCTAGGAGTAATAAAACTGTAGACAGTGATAAAGATAACTCAAAAGGCAAATTGAGTAGTAGTTCTCTGGGCGATTTTGGTAAGGGTATAATTTTTTAATAATATAATTAATTTTAAGTAAGGTAATGGAGAACAATCTTTTAAATGATCTAGTTCTTTATCGTACCAAATATTTTAGTGATTTAGTCGACGAACAAATGTTGGCTAATGCTCTTATGACAGAACCTCACAAGGTATCCCCTGTTATATCATATATTTTTGGTATATATGATAGAGGTAATGTTTTAGATTTCATAACAAATGGTATTGGGAATACAATGACAATTGAATCCCCAAGTTATCAGTGGGATCTAATGATTGAGCATGATCGGGCAATTCCGATTAAAGACGCTAGATGGAATGGTGCAGTAATCACATCTACACTTGCTCCTGGTATCGCTAAATCCCCAATCCAGATTTGGCTTGGCGAAAAATGGTTTGGTCCAGGTGCTATTTTGCAGTTTGATGATAAAGAATTTCAGGTACGTGTAGTTGGTGAGCCCTATCAGGACGGAGCCGAATTCGTATATACAGTAGTTGTAGCAGATGGTAAAGATGAGTCTTATATTCCGCCTTCACTTCTTGTAGCTGGTTGTAAATTAAGTAGATTAGGTTCTGCTTATGAAGAATACAGTGAAGAAGCTGATATCGTGAATTATCAGACTCCTTTTAAAGCTCGCAACTATCTTACTACTTTACGTTTGTCATACGACATAACAGGTAGTGCTTTTGCATCTGTTATGGTTATGCAACTTAGAGATCCAAAAACAAAGCAACAGACTTATTATTGGTCTACGTGGCAAGAATGGACAGCTCTTCGTCAGTGGTATGAGAGACTAGACAGAATGATGGTATATCAGAAATGTAATGTAAATAAAGACGGTACTGTTGGCCTTTATGGTACAAATGGTCGTCCTATTTTCATTGGCGCTGGTTTGCTTGAGCAGATTGCTCCAGCTAATAAACGTTATTATACCACATTAACGTTAGATTTAATTGATACTTTCTTAGCAGATTTATCGTATAACATACTTGGGCACTCCGATCGTAAGTTCGTTGCTTTCTCAGGTGAGATGGGATTACGTGAATTTGATAGAGTATTAAGAGACAAAGCATCTGGATATAATTTAATGGATACTGTATTTATTACAGGATCAGGTCAAAATTTGACTTTAGGTGGACAGTTTACTACATATAAGGGTCTTAATGGTGTTGAGTTAACACTTAAACATTTGCCTATATATGATGATCCTATTCACAATCGTAAGTTACATCCAATATCGGGTAGACCTCTTGAATCATATCGTATCACAATTGTAGATATTGGTCAGAGAGATGGTGAAGCTAACTTAAGGAAAGTAGTTAGAAAAGGACGTGAAATGGTTATGTGGTATACCGGTGGTTCTGTAGCTCCTGGCTCAGGATTTGCCGCATCCGCTACTACATTACGTTCAAACGCTAAAGACGGTTACGCAGTACACTTCCTGTCAGAACAGGGACTTATGATCGCAGATCCCACAACTTGTGGTGAACTTATCTGTGATGCAGCATAAAAATATAACAAGTAAATCCAGGGGTAGTGTGAGTTATTCATAAGTATATTATAAATATACCACTCCCTGGGTTTGTTATTATTAATTTTTTAAACCATAGAAATATGAGAGTTATTTTAAGACCGATAAATAGGCATCCGTGGCTTAATGTCGTGAAATTTAAAAATTGCTATGACTATATAGCACCGTATTTTACTCGTTCGGGTAATATATATACTGGGTTAACAGCGGAAGATGCAACTAGACTAGGTATTGTCCTAGGACTTAATTTACTTCCTTCTTCGAGTTATTGGAGTAATTTTTTTGTACGTGTAGGGTCTGAAGATGTATTTTTGGAGACAGATGATCCACTCGATGAAGTTAAGTATATATTTTTAAAGAATCATAAAAGAGTTAAAAGTTCAACATTTGAACGTAAAGCTACTGCAGATTATTTGCTTATAAATAAGGATGAAGAAGCTAAACGTGAGAATTTGTTTAATAAATCTAAAGTTGATGCTATATCTGAGTTTAAGAAAATGTCTCTTACAGATATGCGTAAATGTTTAAGGTTGTTTGGTCAGAATGCTGAGAATGTAAGTAGTGAATTAGTTGAAAATTCAATGTTTAAAGTAGTTGAATCTAATCCATCTATGTTCATAGAAAAGTGGGTGAATAACAAAGATAGAGAGATTGAAGTTATTCTTGAACAAGCTATATCTAGAAATATCATACGTAGGAACAAAAATATTTATAAATTTGGTAGTGATGTTATAGGTTATAGTATGCCAGAAACAATTGATTTTTTAAATAATCCTAAGAATCAAGATATTAAAAAGGCTGTGCTGAATGCAATAGATGCAAAAGATTTTATTGTTCAGGATGAAGCTCCGGAAGAAGATTTGAAACAATTCAATTTACCACCTGAAAAGGTTGTAATTGAAAAACCTAAAGTTAAGAAACCTACGTTATTAAAGACTGAACCAGGTACAAATGACGAAGGTATCGATATTGACAAAATAGATTTTAGTGAATAGTTATGACTGTATCTCAGATGCATACTGCTTTTAGGCTAGAATTGGATAAAGTAAATTCTTTGCAATATCCTGATTTTACTAGTATTGAAGTAGACTATTGGCTTAATCGTGCTATTAGGGAGTTTGTTAAAACTCGTTATAGTGGCCTTAATCCAAAAAGGGAAGGATTTGAGCAGACGCAGAAAAGGATAGATGATTTAAGAACATTGGTACGTGAGGTTACTGTTCCATGTACTATAATTGGTAGTATTAAACCTCATGGTTTTGTACTCACTGATGGATTTAGTAATGTAGAATTCAGTACGGCAGGATCATATTGGTTGTCGTTAGGTGAAGAAGTTGATTTAATGTTACCAGGTTCAATTAGAATTGTGTCTGGTGTTACAGAAGTTACTGCGGATGAATATAGGTTTGCACTTGATAATCCATATTCTCCTCATATTGTACATTATAATCAAGCAAAACCTTTAAGGTTATTTTATAATAACACAATAGAATTTATTTCTGATGGCACTTATTCTGTGCTTAATGCTTATGTTAGATATATTAAGGCTCCAATAATTGTAGTATACTCTACTCTTATTGATTGTGATTTACCGGAACATACACATGATGAAATTGTGTCATTGTCTGTTAGATTGGCTTTAGAAAATATTGAACAACCTAGGTATCAAAGTTACGCGCAAGAGGTTGCCGCAATGGAATAATGTTAATTTTTAAATTAAAAATAAATAAAAATGTTACAAAGAACAAATAAATTATTAATCGGGAAGGATATTAACCGAGATGCTCAAGTTGTAGATGGTGCAGTCATCACTACAATTACAGGATCAACGGGCCTTGCTGATGGTGAGATCGTTGTTCTTGACAAGAATTTTTGTGTATTGGGAGCTGGTAAAACTATATCTGATTCCGATATTATATATATTTGTCAAGGAACAGGCGATACTTATGATTACTCAAATGAACTTGGTACTGGGGTAACAACTAATAGGAGAATTATTCTTTCAGATCCCATTCAGGGTTCAAAAGTTAGGAAATATGTAGGTACAGCATATGCTGTTGCTACAGAGCAAACTGATGTTTGGGATCTTACTGGTTTAGTTCCAGTTACAGGTACTGAATATTTAGTTAGGGTTGTTTATAAAGATATGAATGAACATCCTGGGCAGTTTACTCAAACTTATAGGGTTAATGCTACTAGTGCTGTTTTACATACTGGACTTATTGATTTGCTATTAGCAAAAGTTAATGCTCATAGTGGTCGTAGAGTAGACGCTACTCATACAGGTACTTCATTAACTTTAACAGGTAGGCATATTCCTGAATGTACAACTAGTACAGTTGATTTTGAAGAATTTAGGATGGTTGAATTTGAATCATTTATACTTTATATAGATGCTGATGGTAATTGGCAGGAAGTTGTTTGCACATCTGCAACTCCATGTACTCGTACTCCAGCAGAATATGGTGCTGGTACTTGGGAATTAGTTAGGGATATGGAATTTAGGCAAATGCCTTATAGAGGTATTGTTAATGTTACACAGTTCCCATGGCAGTTCCCTGATATTTATACTTCTTCAAGCGCTACGTATAATTTAGTTACTATTGAAAGTGACAGATCATATTTGTCTCCTGACAATCAGTATGTTAAACAAGCTCCTCTTACAACGGTTATTGCTTTTGTTGTACCTAGTTCAGGTAATCAACAGGATGCCGTGTTAGGTCAGTTGAATGGTTGGATGGCTTCATGTCCTGGTGCTTTTGAAGGTGTTGCATTTTAATTAGGGAGGGTTTAGACATGGCAACTAGAAAAAACGAATTCTTATTGAATAGGATTGCCGTAGCGAACTTCCCAGTTCTTGCTTCTACCGGTGGACAGTCAATTCCGTCTGGTGTTTATATACCAGCTGGTGCTATTGTGACTGGTGTTACATTTAGACAGAGTGCTGCTCCTACTATTGCAAATGCTGCAAATACTATTAATTTACTTGTTGTAAATACGGCTAATAGTAGTAGCATGTCATTAATATCTGCAGTGGCTTTAAGTGCTCATGCTACTCATTTAACAAGGCCATATGCTGCAACATTAAGTGCTGCAGTTGGTACATATATACCTATTTGTGGTGAGTTAAAGTTAAATGCAGAAGGTAGTAATGGTACGAATGTTTGGACGTATGCTCCTAATGTGTATGTTGGATATGTGTGTGCAAATTAATATGATATAAAATGGCAAGTATAAAAAATGAATTTTTGGAAGCTAGGGTGGCTAAAGCCAATTTTACCATAGCTTCATCTGCCGCAACGCAAGCACTTCCATCAGGAGTATTTGTTCCAGGTGGGGCAATTGTAACAGGCATAACTTATCTGGCTACAGGTGTTATGGATGTTTCAGTTGCTTCTCAAAGTATTAACTTGTATGTGGCAAATACAGCTAACAGTAGTAGTATAGCATTAGCTTCTTCGGTAGTAATGAGTGCTCTTGGAGCTCAAACTGTTCCATATGTAGCTAGTTTACTTACTGCAGCTGGTATGTATGTGGCGGTTCCTGGTGAACTTGTAATGAGTGTACAGGCTGCTTCTGGTGGTTCTGTTGTTACGTATTCACCAGGTGTTTTTGTAGGTTACATCGTATAA